ACATCTGGTTTAGTTGATAGAAATAAGAACAGAGTTCTTTCATATCTTCATAAAGCAATTAAAGCACTCAATCAATTAAGAATGATTGAGGATAGTCTTGTTATTTACAGACTATCAAGAGCACCAGAAAGAAGAATTTTCTATATTGATGTTGGTAATCTACCAAAAGTAAAAGCAGAACAATACCTAAAAGAGGTAATGTCTCGCTATAGAAATAAGTTAGTTTACGATGCACAAACTGGAGAAGTTCGTGATGACCGTAAATTTATGAGTATGATGGAGGATTTCTGGTTGCCTAGAAGAGAAGGTGGTCGGGGAACCGAAATTACTACACTTCCAGGTGGACAAAATCTAGGTGAATTATCTGATATTGAATATTTCCAAAAGAAACTCTATAGAGCATTAGGTGTTCCTGAATCTAGAATCGCTGCAGAAGGTGGTTTTAATTTAGGTCGTTCATCAGAAATTTTAAGAGATGAACTTAAGTTCGCTAAATTTGTGGGGCGTTTAAGAAAGCGTTTTGCAGCAATGTTCAATGATCTGCTGAAAACTCAACTTATTCTAAAGAATATTGTTACCCCAGAAGATTGGGAACAAATGGAAGATCATATTCAGTATGACTTCATATATGATAATCAATTTGCAGAACTTAAAGAGTCTGAACTTATGGAGGGACGACTTGGAATGCTTGCAACAATTGAGCCTTATATTGGCAAGTACTATTCCACTGAATATGTACGTAAGAGAGTTCTACGTCAAACAGATAAGGAAATAGAAGAAATTGATACACAGATTGAGGATGAAATTCAAAAGGGAATTATTCCAGATCCATCATCACTTGATCCAATAACTGGTGAACCATTACCACCAGAAGGTGAACAACCAATGGAAGGAGATCCTATGGCACAAGACCCTATGGGAATGGGTGAACAACCAGTAGATCCAGACATTGTTGCACAAGCACAAGCAATTGATGCACAGTATCAAAAGGATACCAAGAAGGCCGAGTTATAAATAAAACATATATAACGTTTAAAAAAATTTAATCTTATGGAAGATCTTGTGGATTTGATTGCAACTGATGCGAGTTCATCTGAAGTTTCAGATAGACTTAAGGATATATTGTATGCAAAATCAGCAGAAAGAATTGAAGCACTGAAACCACATGTGGCAACTTCAGTCTTTGATGAACCTACTGCTGAAGAAGATCAAGCAATTGAGGAACCAACCGAACAGGAAGAAGAATGAAACTCATTACAGAAGAAATTTCTCAGGTAAAAATTATCTCTGAAGGTAAGGGAGCAAATAAAACTCTCCATATTGAAGGTGTATTTCTCCAAGGTGGTATTAAAAACCGCAATGGTAGAATGTATCCTGTGGAAACTCTTTCTCGTGAAGTTGGTAGATATTGTGAGAATTTTGTTAAGAAAGGACGTGCTTTGGGTGAATTAGGTCATCCAGAAGGTCCTACTGTTAATCTTGATAGAGTGTCTCATAAGATTACAGGTCTTGTTCAAGAAGGTAACAACTTCAGAGGAAAAGCAAAACTTCTAGAAACACCTATGGGTAAGATTGCAAAATCTTTACTTGGTGAAGGTGTTATGTTAGGTGTTTCATCTCGTGGAGTTGGATCACTTAAAGAAGATCAAACTGGTTGTAAAGTAGTTGGTGAAGATTTCCAACTAGCAACTGCTGCTGATATAGTGGCAGATCCTTCCGCACCAGATGCTTTTGTTAATGGAATTATGGAAGGAAAAGAGTGGGTTTGGGATGGAGGAATACTCCGTGAACAACTTGCAGAGAAAACCAAGAAATCAATTAACACATTGGTTACTCAAAACAGGTTAGAAGAACATAAGTTGAGTCTATTCAACGATTTTCTAAATAACTTGTAAATTTAATAAATCTATAAATAAGTATAGATTCTTACGAATCATAAACACATGTCCGTTGGTAACAATCACGAAATGGAAAACATCGAAGAAAACCAGGTAACCAAAGGTGCATCCGCTGGCGATCCTGCACCAAAGGGTCCAGGCTGGGAAGACCTTGGTGGACCTACACCAGAAAACTCTCGTCCAGATGACGATAGTAACAAACTTAAAACACCTGGTGCAACTCTAGCTCAAGTCAAAGACGTAGTCAATGCTAAAGCAGCAAAAGCTGAAGCAGTTTCTGACGAAATCGAAGATGGGCAGGAAGTTGTATCTGAAGATGAAGTAGCTACTGATGAAGTAGTTGCAGAAGAGGAAACTACTGAAGAAGAAGTTGTTTCTGAAGAAGAAGCATCTACAGATGAGGTTGTTGCCGAAGAAGAGACTACTGAAGAAGAAGTAATCGAAGAAGAGGAGACCTATGACGTTGAAGCAGACGTTCAGGCACTTCTTGAAGGCGAAGAACTTTCTGAAGAGTTTCAGGACAAAGCCAGAACAATTTTTGAGACCGCAATCAAATCCAAGGTTGTAGAAATCAAAGAAGAACTCAACGAATCTTATGCTAATGCTCTAGTTGAAGAACTAGAAACAATTAAAGTAGGACTTGTAGAAAGAGTAGATTCTTACCTTGAGTACGTTGCAGACGAGTGGCTACAAGAAAACGCTCTGCAAGTAGAAGCAGGTCTTAAGACAGAAATGACCGAGTCATTCCTAGAAGGAATGAAGGGTCTTTTTGAAGAACATTATGTAACTATCCCTGAAGAAAAATATGATGTACTTAATAGTATGGTAGATAAGCTTGATGAAATGGAGAATAAACTCAATGAACAGATCGACAAGAATGTCGCCCTGAACAAGAGATTATCCGAGTCTACTGCAGATGTAATTTTTGCAGATGTATCTGAAGGTCTTGCAGACACTCAGAGAGAAAAACTCGCATCTCTTGCAGAAAATGTTGAGTTTGAAAGTGAGACAGACTATCGTGAGAAGCTAGGAACATTGAAGGAATCTTATTTCCCTACAAAGTCTAGCACTCCAAAGAGCACCTCTGAGAATTTATCAGAAGAGGTTTCAACTGATGAAGTAGCATCACAGGATGTAAGTCCTTCGATGCAAGCCTATCTTGATACACTATCCAGAAGTGCGAAAAAGTGATTTCTAAATCATTAATTTCAAACACACAATCCTAAAAAAGGAATTTTCAAATGCAAATGTACAATTCGGAGTACTTGCAGGAAAAGTGGGCACCAATTCTCGATTATGACGGTCTTGATCCAATCAAAGACGCACATCGTCGTTCTGTAACCGCTATCCTGCTTGAAAACCAAGAAAAAGAATTACGTGAAGAGCGTAGTTTCCTTTCCGAAGCTCCTACAGTAAACACCAATTCAGGTACAAACGCAGGTTTCTCTGCTGATGCTGCTGCTGGTGGACCTACTGCTGGTTTCGACCCCGTTCTAATCTCATTGATTAGACGTTCTATGCCTAACTTGGTCGCTTATGACCTTGCTGGCGTTCAACCAATGAATGGACCAACTGGTCTGATCTTCGCAATGCGTTCTCGCTATACCAATCAAACTGGTACAGAGGCGTTATTCAACGAAGCAGATACAGCCTTCTCTGGACAACCTGATGGGCTTGATGAGCTCGCTGGTGCAACTAACGCAACCGTTGGTTTGGGTACTACTGCACAGCAGGGATCCAATCCTGGTCTTCTTGATCCTACTGTTCCTCAAACAGGCGACGGAACAACCTACAACGTAGGTCAAGGTATGCGTACAGACACCGCTGAAGATCTAGGTGATGGATCTGGTGATCAGTTCAACCAAATGGCATTCTCAATCGAGAAAGTCACCGTGACTGCGAAGTCTCGTGCGTTGAAAGCTGAGTACTCACTAGAGCTTGCTCAAGATCTTAAGGCGATCCACGGTTTGAATGCAGAGGCAGAACTTGCCAACATCCTCTCTACAGAAATCCTTGCTGAAATCAACAGAGAAGTTATTCGTACAATCTACAACGTAGCAGAGCCTGGTGCTCAAGCAAACGTTGCTGCAGGTGGTACATTTGACCTCGATACCGATTCAAACGGAAGATGGAGTGTTGAGAAGTTCAAGGGTCTTATATTCCAGATGGAAAGAGACGCTAACGCTATCGCACAAAGAACTCGTCGTGGAAAGGGTAACATGATCCTTTGCTCCGCTGACGTTGCTTCTGCTCTAACAATGGCTGGTGTACTTGATTACACACCTGCTCTTAATGCTAACCTTAATGTTGATGACACAGGCAATACATTTGCTGGTGTACTTCAAGGTAAGTATCGTGTATACATCGATCCTTATTCTGCTAACGTATCTGCTAACCAGTACTACGTTATGGGATACAAAGGTTCTTCACCTTATGATGCTGGACTGTTCTACTGCCCATACGTTCCTCTACAGATGGTTCGTGCAGTTGGTCAGGATACATTCCAACCAAAAATTGGATTTAAGACAAGATATGGTCTTGTTGAGAACCCATTTTCACAAGGTACAGCACAAGGACTTGGAACACTTACACGTAACAAGAACCGTTACTACAGAAGAGTTAAAGTTACTAACCTTATGTAAGAAAGAGATTTATATCTTTCTAGTTCAAGAGGATCCTTCGGGATCCTCTTTTTTTATCTAAATATATAAGACGATTGATATAAGTAATGACAGCATCAGTTTTCGGAAAACAAGTACAGAATAGGAATTTCTTATCTGGGATTGCTTTTAAGTTTAATTTGGGGAAATATCCGAAAGTTGATTTTTTCTCAAATAGTGCTAAAATACCAGAGATAAACCTAGAGCTTGCTCAACAGGCATCATATTTAAAGAATATTGATGTACCTGGAGAAAGACTTACATACGGTGATTTTACTTTAAGATTCCTGGTCGATGAGAATATGGAGAACTATCTTTCAGTATATGAATGGTTAACTGGATTAGGATTCCCAGAAACAACACAACAATTTAAATCATTAACAACAGATAAGACAGGTCAGAGAGACGAAAAGATAGCATTTTCTGATGGAACTTTAAGTATACAAAACAGCAATTACAAAGAAGTAGCAAAAGTTAAATTTCAAGATTTATTCCCAGTTAGCTTGACATCTTTGGATTTTGATGCTACAAATACAGATGTACAGTTCTTTACAGCAGAAGCAACTTTCAAATATACAATATACAAACTTTCCAGTAGTTTATGAACCTTGACAAAATTCAGGAGATGTGGCAGAAAGATGCTGTCATTGATCCTGATAACCTACATGATGAATCTTTAAAAATTCCACAATTACATGCAAAGTATTATACAGTTTATAATACAATTACTTTAATGCGTGAAAAAGCAAGAGAGCAATATAATAAAGTTAGACTAGAAAGACATAATTACTATACTGGTAAAGCACCTGCAGAAGTATATGTAGAAGAACCTTTTGGGTATAAGGTAAGAGAAAAGGATGCTATACAGAGATATATGGAAGCAGATGAGAAATTATCTAAAGTAGATTT